CTCCTGTGAAATACAGGGAAGCATCCACGTGTGCCTAATTCATTTATCTATGTGTCCAGGAAACTGGGTACATATCATTTATGCGGCTTAATGTATAAAAAACAAGTTATTCCTTGTCTCTTATCTGTGACTCTGATTCTGTTCCTGTTGCACTGTATGCTTTGCCTTTTTCCTTACATGAAGGATTTACACATACATAGTAAAATGTTCTTACTCCATCTTTCTCATTTACATGGTCTAGTAACATTTCACTTTTACATTCACTGCATCTGCGGTTGTGTATTACCATCTTGTTCCTCCCATGCTGCTATTGCATCATCCATTATTTTATTTGTCTCCATCATCTGGGCTGCCATCTGGGCTTGTCGTCGCTTTGCTAAAAGCTGCCTTAATTTCTGCTTTGGAGCTACACCAGTATCAGAGTAAAGCTCAACTGCTTCCTCAAATGTTATCTTTTGTGTTTCAAGAAGCGTATCAACAAATTTCTGTTCAGCTTCTTTGCTCCATGCGTCAGCTCGTGCCACATCTACCCTTACATCGGCTTTTATGCTGTTTAATTCATCCTGACTTATGCTTACCTCTACAGCAACCAGTTCGCCAGTCGTTTCGTCGATTTCTTCTTTGGTGTAGGTTAAGCCGTCCGTCATGTATACGCTCCACATTTCAATTAAAAGCCTTGCTCGATCTTCCGTAAACTGGATAGCTCTTTCCTCTTTTTCTCCGAGTATCAGGTTGGCTTGGTCTCTTATTTCTGTGTATGCGCTTGCAGCAACTCTGTTCGGGTTTATGTTACCCATGGTGGTTTCTCCGCTTCCGTTTAGCTCCTGTGTTACTTTCAGGAGGTTATCAGCAAACTCCCTTGGCTCGCTGCTAAACTGTGCAGGATTCAGATATTGTATCATCTGGCTGACGCTATGAAGACCATCGCCGTTTAATTCTATTATTCCTCCAACCCTGTTCAGCTCGTCTCTGTTTATTACAGAGTTTGCATCAACGGCTAACCTTGGGAATGCCATCTGTTTATTAGTTATTGAAATCCTTGCAAGCGTTTGATTTAGCTCTATCTGATTCGGTATCATTGCTTTTACCTCAGATACGCCTCTGGCGCTATTTGGATAGTCCTCCCACGATATTTTTACCAGCGGATATAATGTTAGCCCTCGTGTCTTTCCCATCTTATTTTTGGCTTCTATCGGTGCAAAGTCCTTAAATATACAGTTTTTAGTCGTTCTGCATGTATAAACAACACCGTTTACCTTTTCAAGGTATATTATGCATGTAACCTTTGCGTTTGGGTCTAAGCTGTCATGCTCTATTTCCTCATCATTGCCAACTATCCTGTCAAGGTCTCTATCTGGCGTTATAACGGACAATTCTTCGGGTGTTTTGCCGTTTTCTATGCCTATTTTCTTTACCGTCTCTATTGGTAAGCGCTCTTCTATTATTATGTATGGCTGTCGCTGTACGTCCGTCTCGCTTTCATCTCCCAGTAAGATCGATGTTGTATTTAACCGTTGCACATCCTTTATGTCAGATGTCCCAAAATACTGAAATCCATCCCCTGTAATGGCTGCCTCTCGTAATGTTTGGCGGTCTAAAAGGTTGAAATTCGCCTTTTCTCTGCAACTTTCATACATTCCGTTCAGCCTATCGAAAAGGTCTTGATTGCCGCCCCCGTTCAGGTCGGAATACCTTACTGTCATGCTCGTTTGGGAGATTGATGCAACTTTGTGTTCAACGTGTCTCTTGATGAAGTTATAAAAAGGCGGCTCCTGCATATTGCCCTTTTCAAGCCCTTCCCATTGTTTACCGATAAAAAAGTTCCAGTTTCTATTGGTTTCTTCTATCAGATTTTTCTTGTCCATATATTCTTTGCCTTTTGTGTACCGTTTCCAGTAAAAATTGGCATCACGTTTCTCTTTGTTCATTTTTCACTCCCGACTTTAACCTGTCCTCTGCTTGTGCCATCATATCGCATTATATTTTCGTAATACTGAACTTCCTTTTTCTGTTCCTCTGTCAGCTCTATTGGTTTTAGCTTTTTCTTTTGCTTGGATTCTATCTCCCTTCTGGGGTTGTCTGCCATCTTGTACCCAAACTTTATACAGAAAACCACAGCATAAGGGATAAGTGCTGCATAACACAGCATTGCTAACAAGATTATGTTATACCACATGAATTTCTTCTCCTTTCCCCATCGGATTGCCTCTCTTTCGGTGTCCGTCCCAACTGCTCTTTGCACGTTCTTGGATTTTTTCTCTTATCGTCCTCTGGTGGATAATTCTTGCAAGTGCCTGGCTCATGCAGTCAACCATATCATCATGCTTGCCGTTTGGAAACGAGGCACACTGGTCTATAAATCCCCATGTAAAGGTTTTGTCACGAGGCAAATATACATTTCCTGCTTCTACAGCATACGATACCGCCTCAACTCTAGCTTCTTTTCCACCTTTAGGCTCAACAGGGATTATCCCTAAAATTTCATTTTTTAAAGTTTGGATTATGGCGGAGCCGTTAGCTTTATCCTCAATTAAAATGGCTCCCACTCTTGGGAACCTCATTTTTTCTACCTTTATTTTTCTTAGCGTTTCAGGAAAGTTTAAGTGTTCGTTTATACAGTCTAGCATCTATTGTTTCTCTTTCCCCACACCTGTATGGCTACATAGTCGTTTTGCTCTTTATCTTTAAACGTGGCATCAACGCTCATTACCATAGTGTCCATTTTAAGTTTGCCTGATTCAAAATCTTCGTAGTCGTAATATTGCCACCACTCACGTTTAAGCATATTACCTTCTCTTGCAGACGGATGCCCTTGATAAAGCGCATTCCATGACCTTACGCCTTCTTCTGTCATGTGAGCTGACTTGAAGTCTTTCAGCCAATCACCACCCTTGCCGATTTCAGGACAAAGCGCTTCACCCGGTTTTCTGCCCAATATGTCATCTTCTTCAGCTTCACATGGAATGTTTATTACTGTTGTTCTGTCGGCGTAATGCTCCATCAGACGGCCAGCAAGATCATCTTCATGCCATCGTGTCATTATGAGTATTACTTTGCCACCGGCACTTATACGAGACTCAATGGAATCTATGTAGTCTTGCCATTTCTTGTTTCTGTCAGTTTCAGAATCGGCTTCTACTCTATTCTTTACAGGGTCGTCTATTACTACCAAATCGCCGGGGTTTCCTGTGAGACCTGAGCCATAACCAGCACTTATCATTACTCCGGTATGTCCTTCTAGCCTGAACTCTTTCGCATTGGCTTTCTTCTTGTCAAGCGATACCCCAAACAAACTTCCGTATCGTTTTACCTTGTCAAGATTCTGTCTTCCAAACCTCTGTGCAAGGTCGTCTCCATAAGATACGGCTATTATCTTTTTGTCGGGATTCTTCATCAAATACCATGATGGGAATGTGGCTGTTACCGTTGTACTCTTGCCGTGCTGAGGCGGTGTGCTGAGTATCAGTATCTCATATGCCTTGTCTGTGGGTTTTTCTACAAACTCTTGCACTTTATCACATACGAATACATGGAATCGGCTTGGTACCCACAGTAAATTGTCGCCCTCTCGCCCTGCATTGTGGACGTGATAACAATAATAGCTGTATATGCCTTGTACGCCCTTTATATATGCTTCCTGTGCAGTCTGCATTATAAACAACCTGCCTTTTCAAATGCAGACAACATCTTTGGAGACTGTAGTGCTATCCAGTCAACAAGTTCCTCACAGC